TACGACGGGAGGAAAGTGCTTAGGTTAGACCGCGCTTGGAAGACTGCCCATACATTGGCGCAGCCACTTCCGACTGTGTGGAAAGACTTAGATACTAAAGGCATAAAGTTTCGGCGTGGTCAAGTGTGTATGGTTGCCGCTGCACCTAACGCTGGAAAGTCTATGTTCGCTCTTGTGTACGCTATCAAGGCCAAGGTGCCTACTCTGTTCTTTTCTGCAGATACCGATACTGCTACGGTGATGTTGCGTGCTGCAGCACATCTAGCAGGTCACACCCAAGAAACTGTAGAGAATCAAATGAGTATCAACCCTGATGCTTATGAAGAAAATCTACAGGCTATATCACACATACAGTGGGTCTTTGATTCATCACCAAACCTTGATGATATTGAGGCAGAGGTAAAGGCTTACATTGAACTCTATGGCATCGCACCACAGTTGATAGTCGTAGATAACCTGATGAATGTCATCGCTGAATCTGATAATGAGTGGGCAGGCTTACGCCAGATAATGGTGGAGCTACACGATATGGCACGCAAGACAGAAGCCTGCGTTGTTGTTCTGCATCACGTATCAGAGCAGACTGAGTACGGATCTATGACTGAGCCACCGCACCGACGAGCAATCCAAGGTAAGGTATCTCAGTTACCAGCTCTGATACTCACGCTGGGTTACAACCCGTTTGAGCATACGCTTAGGGTTGCAGCCGTAAAGAATCGTTTCGGAAAGCATTCAGTTGATGGCAAGGATTGGGCAGGTTTATTCGTAAACTTTGCCACCTGCCAAATATCTGACGCTGATGCTTACGGCAGGATGGTCTATAACTCTAACTTAGCGAGGGCTTTGTGAGTTCATACAATAAGCAAAAGGGTTCCAAGTTTGAGACGGATGTAATGAAATACTTGAGGAAACTTGGACACTTTGCTGAGCGCCTAGCCAAGGCGGGATCTAATGATGAAGGTGACATCGTTACCATAATCGCAGGTCAGACCTATATTCTGGAGTGTAAGAACCGTAAGTCAATCAATCTTCCGCAGTTCTGGGCAGAAGCTCAGACTGAGGCAGCCAACTATGCGAAGGCTCGTGGACTACCCGTCAACCCACCAGCCTTCGTCATAGTCAAACGCAGACAACACGGAGTAGAGAAGGCTTGGGTAATCCAAGACCTAGACCAATGGTTACAAGATAGGAGTAAGTGATGCCAGTACCAGAGGGACAGATAACAACGAGCAAGATATGGACAGCAGAAGATGTACCACTACCAGAGGAACCAACTGAGGTAGAAGAGAAGGAAGAAGAGGCAGAAGCAGATGAGTAAATACTTTCCAGTAAGATTTGATGGAGTAAGTCTTTGTGACTGTGAACCACTATGGAAACAGATACTACTTGTCTCTGTTTATGAGTGGGATGAAACTCCCTACGGACTGACTATCCGTATTCTAGGATTCAATATTGATTTCCTATTAGGCAAGTGGGAGTAAGATGATCTGCAGTAGCTGTAGTTGGGCAGGTCATCACAACACCATCGGTAAGACTGACCTAGCCAAAGAGTTTCACGAGAAGTGTGAAGGAGACTGCGGATGCCAGCACAAGACTGGTCCAGGGTGGTTCGTGCGAAGAGGTCAAAGACCAACTCAGATGCAAACTCAGTCTCCATAGCAGATGTAGTAAGACACTTCGGAGGAGAAGTGAAAGAGGGACGCAACGTCTCAGTGCGTTGCTGTATGCACGATGACTCTCGCAAGAGTGCAGTCATAGATACATACAACAACTTGTATTACTGTCACACCTGTGGCAAGGGTGGCAATGCAGTCAATGTCATAATGGAATTAGAGAATGTGGGGTTCAAAGATGCTCTCGCAAGAGCAGGCGAAATCGTTACAGGAGGCGGCTCACCATTACGCGGAGGCAATAAGCGACGAGGCTCTAGCTTATCTCGCAGGACGTGGAATATCTGAAGAGGTAGCAGCTCGCTACCGATTAGGAACTATTACAGATCCGATAGAGGGACATCAAGGATATGAGGGTTGGATTTCCATACCCTACTTCACCGCTTTAGATTTATGTGTAGGCTTCAAGTTCCGCAGGCTTGATGATGGCAAGCCAAAGTATGGCTCACCAGTAGGGCAGAAGACTCACCTGTTCAATGTTGTAGCTACAATGTCTGCAACCAAGAGCATCGTCATCTGTGAAGGTGAGTTCGATGCGATTATTATGGATGCAGTCTGTGGTGTACCAGCAGTAGGAGTACCTGGAGTAGCGGCGTGGAAACCTTTCTATCCCAAACTATTCGGTGGCTTTGATGTTGTGTATATTCTCGGAGACAATGATGTGAAAGATGATGGCACCAACCCAGGAGCAGAGTTCTCTAGGCGTGTCGCAGGTGAGGTTACGAACTCACAAATCGTACAATTACCACCAGGTATGGACATAACAGACTTCTATCTGGTGAATGGAAAAGAAGCAACAGCCAACCTAGTAGGAGGAGCAAAGTGAGTGAGCAAGAAAAAGGATCTCCAAGAGGCAGCCAGATTATTGATGGATATGGGGATGATAATAGTCTCGATAGATTACAAGGCTGGTACGATAACCTGTCGCCTGATACCAACAAGAGAGTAGATGATGAGTTCATCGCAGATATCTGGCGAGTCCTTGACACAGCAGGAAATCTGCTCATCCGCAAGCATCACGATTACGGCCCGAAGAACATCGCTCACAGTCCAGGTGGCCCACTCAATGGACTCCGAGTGCGGATGTGGGACAAGGTGGCTCGCATCAATAACCTCCTCGATAGCAAAGTCTCTCCCAGCAACGAGTCCCTCCGCGACTCTTTCATAGACTTGCTGAACTATTCTGCCATTGCAATTATGGTGCTTGATAAGAAGTGGCCTGAACTACCCAATGACTAATACATACGCATTTCCTAATGGAGATGAGATTCCTATAGAGCACTATAAATACATAGTGAAGTTTACCCGTAATCAACTTGCTAATAACTTAGAGCAAGAGGCTCGTAACGCAATGATAAGTGACGAGTACAACTTCAATGACACAGCGGTTCGTGCTAAAACTTTCTATCTTGCTGCTCAAATTATCAGAGGTAAGAATGACTGAGAAGTATTCGTGGTACAAGGCAGAGCAACGCCGCAAACAAATCGCTAAAAAGAAACGTGACAAGGCTGACCGATACGTAGAAGAGATGAATAAGAGAGCCAATGACAGAAACACACCCATCAGCTCCTGATATAGTCTTTAGCGTAGCTAGAACTATCTTCAGTAGATACCGCAACTTTGTTGAGCGAGAAGATGTAGTTCAAGAGTGCTGGTCGTGGTATTACTCACGAGCAGAACACTTCAACCAATTACTATCGGAAGAGAACACAGTCCAGCGAGTCATCAACGAGAAGCGTATGGCGTGGCAGATGAAGCGTCACGCAGAACGCTACGCTCGCAGGGAGAAGGCTACTCGTAGCGGATATAAACTTACTGATGAAGCCTTCTACGATACTGTCGTCATAGCCCAACTTCTTCCCCACGTTATCGCCTCCGTTGTAGATAACACAGTATTAGAACAGGCTCAAAACCTCATCAACGATGGGCAACCAAAGAAGCAGTCTGCTCCTGCTGAAGGTGGCAACCTGCTCGCCACGCTCATTGATATCAAGAAGGCGTACCTCAAACTAGATGTGATGGACAAAGATATTCTCATCAAGAGATACCACGAGAACCTTACACTCCAAGAGTTAGCTACCTACCTAGAGTGTGCTACCTCTACTGCTGATCGTAGATGTCAGAACTCTCTACGCAGATTACAGAATAATCTTGGTGGCGAAAGTCCTTATCAGTGATTTATGAATACAAGTGTCCGACCTGTCAGCTAACCTCCGAAGTTGATAGGTCTATCCACGCTGAAGCGAGCAACCCCTTCTGCTCGTGTGGCGAAATGATGAATAGGGTCTGGTCCTCTCCTCCTCTTTCGTTCAGGGGATCAGGCTTCTATTCAACAGACAAAGACAAATAAAATAACCCCGCAGTTAGCACTCTTGATCTGCGGGGTTATTTATTACTGATGTCAAAGGGGATCAGTAATCCTTATTCTAATATAGAAATTGCGGTATGGCAAGGGTCGCCACCTGCGTCCCACTCCTCACGCTCTTCCTCTGTCATAAACTCATAGTTCCCATCGTGGGTCATACAGTATGGCTTACTTATCCAACCCATTCTCATACCAAAGAGCAACCAATATCTAAACATTATCCTCCTCAGTAGTGGTGAGGCTTAGCCCTTTTCCAATGGCTAAGAGCTTTACAAGGTGATCCATAACGCTTGTCAATGTAACGTAAGCCTCGCAGTATTTGGAGTGAAGGCTCTCGACTTCTCTCTCCAAGCATCTGAGCGATGCCTCTAGCTGAGCTAGTTGGGTTCTGTGCGTAGTGGTCAAACCTACTTTCACGGGTCCAAAGGGTGTTGAGGCACGTCCATTCTCGTCCTCTCCAACCAAACGCAACCCACGCGTATTGCTTTGCCAGCTTCCTGTTCTCATTCTTCTCCTCCCACGTTGCCTTCGTCCTGCTCATCTGTGTTGGCTTGTTTAGGTCTATATGAACTGTCTTGTCTATGTGTAGGTAGGTGAAGACTAATGTCAGTACGGGTAGTGCCACTAATGTCCAGCCACTTCTTGCCTTCAGCTTCATCTCTCGCCCTCTCCTCTTCTAATAGTCGAGCGTAATCGTCAGGGTGAAGTTTCTTCAGCCTAGACAAAGCTCGATCTCTTATCCTTCGGTAGTTGCGTTGGCGAACTGCCTCTCTGAGGGCAGTATCCACCCTTCTATCTATCTCGTTCATTGAGCTTATGCTCCCATACAATTAGAATATAAACAAGGATACAGACTATCACTACGCCCAAGAGTATCATCGCCCTCTCTCCCTCTCGCTCGTAATCGTAGCCAGCACGAGGGCAGTAACTTCTATCTTGTCGGTGACTAACACGGGGTCTTCCCCATTACTCTCGTCCCACACTGATACAAAGATAGAGTTATCTAAGCCTCGTCTAAACCACTCCACCGCATCGGTTACGCTCGCTCCTCCCCACGCAATATCTCCTTTGCGGTCCATTACCTCATAAAAGTTGATGAGTTTCATACCTCGCCCTTCTTTACTTCTCTGATGAGATTATTTACTGCGCTAATCGCGCCTCGAAACTCATAGACAGAGGTATCTGCTCCGTCTTGTTGCTTTAGTAACTTGCGTAGATACTTACGATACCCCTCTAGGTGTGTAAGCATCGCCTCTCTTTCTATTGTATTACTCACTTGCCTTCTCCTCCTTGTAGTTGATTAGGTTGATTTCGTTCAGGGCATTGACCATACGGATCAGGTTAGCCCCTGCCTCTTTCGCGTTGCCCTCTGTCATCTGCTGGATAGCCAGCTTCTGACATAGGTCTGCCTTAGCTTGATAGTATTCCTTGTTCATCTAATCCAATTCCTTTCGCCGTGCGTATCGCAGTCAAAAGAAATCAACTGCTCTTTCTCATCAGGGTAGGCTAGTTCTATTCCACAATTAGAACATACCCACCACACGCCCTCTTTCACTAGCGTATGGTCTTTAGTCCAACCACAGACATCAACACAAGCGCACTCCATTACTT